TGAGAGATATTACATTACAATCAAATCCTTTTGATATTACATGGCCCATAATGTCTTATAATCAACCAGAAGAAGTTATAGATATTGGTGATGGTTCTGAAACTTCTGTAGAAGAAGTTATAGATATTGCTGATGGTTCTGGAACTTCTGTAAATTAGGTTAGTTAAATGGCAAGATATCATAATCCAAAAATCACTACAAATAAGAACCTTTCATTAGTATTAGATGCTGCTAATCCAAAGTCTTATACTGGTGTTACGACTTCTGTAACAACACAAGTAACAACAACAGTTGAAGAACCTTATGCGGATAATGTCTCATTACTGTTGAATGGTAATGGTGATAATGGTAGTACTACTTTTACTGATAGCAGTAGTTATGGTCATACCGTAACACCTGTTGATAATGCACAGATCTCCACTGCACAGAGTAAGTTTGGTGGAGCATCAATATATCTTGACGGGAGTGGTGATTGCCTGTCTCTACCAGACGACGAAAGTGCTTTCAACTTTGGGACTGGGGATTTTACGATTGAATGTTGGATCTATTGGGTGGGAGGAGCGTATGGGATAGTTTTTTCCCAGCGACATGCCTACGACACTAACAATACTGGAATGAGTTGGAGAATTGACGATGCTAACGATACTATAGGATTTTGGCACGGAAATGGTTTGGACGGTTTTGGTACACCAAACAATGTTATATCAAAAAATACATGGACTCATATTGCTTTAACAAGGAATGGCAGCACATTTACGATTTGGGTCAATGGGCAATCTGAAGCAACAAACACAATTACTGCGAACATGATTTATTATCCTCCAGTAATCGGTAGATCACAGGGGGTTCTTTATGAATATTTGAATGCCTATCTAGACGACTACCGCATCACAAAAGGCGTCGCAAGATACACCAGCAACTTCACACCACCAACGGCAGAATTATCATTATCAACTACAGTAATAACTACAGAAACTCAACAAGCACCAGTATTAACAGATATAAGTCTTAATAACAATACAGCAACTTTATATAATGGTGTTGGATATACAAGTTCTAATTTAGGTTATTTTACCTTTGATGGAACTAATGACTATATGGAGATTCCTTATGATGAATCTGTAAACTTAACTGATGGTGATTTTACGATTGATTTTTGGATGAATTCCTCTAGTGACCAAACAAGTGATGTATTAGTATCTTATGGAAATACTAGTAATGTTGGTGGTTGGGCAATCAAGACTGCTACAAATAAACTTCAGTATTCTGTTGGGTTTGCTACTCATCCTGCTGTTGCGGGAATAGTTACTAGTGGTCTTGTATTACACCTTGATGCTGGTAATACTGCTTCATATCCTGGTTCTGGAAACACTTGGTTTGATTTAACAACTAATAGTAATGATGGAACTATTAATGGAGCAACTTATGATAGTGCTAATGGTGGGTCTTTGAGTTTTGATGGGGTGAATAATGGTGTCTCAGTTCCTGGCACAAATTTATCACTCAATCAGATGACCATAAGTTCTTGGAATTATTCTACAAATTATAATCAAAATGGTTTTATGTTTGAAAAAACAACGAATGGTACTGTGAATACTCAATACTCTTTATTCTATAATGCTACTGGAAATAATGCAATTTATTATCGCACCTTTGGGTTGTCCTCACAGGATTTATTTGTTGACACAACAACTGCTGGAGTAGTAAATAATCAATGGAATAATATTGTAGCAACTTTTGATGGATCTCAAAAAAAGATTTATGTAAATGGTGTTCTAAGGGCAACTCAAAATGTAACAGGCACTGTGACTCAAAACTCAACTGGATTGGCATATATTGGAATTTATGGAAATTTTGGTGGTTATCCCTTTAATGGAAACATAGCATCAACACAAATATACAACAAAGCACTCACAGCATCAGAAATCCAAAGAAACTATAATGCTCTAAAAGGAAGATATACATCACAACCATCATCTTTAGATTCTTTAGATCTTTTTAATATTGTAGAAAACGCAGACTTCTCATCAGGAATCACAACTAACACTTGGAATCATTATGCCTTAGTTCGTTCTGGGAATGTTTATACTCCTTATGTAAATGCTGTTCCCGGAAATCCTAGTTATGTTTATGGTGTAGATTCAAATATGGATTTATATTTTGATAATGCTTCTATTATCCTAAATGCAAATGGTGATAATGGTAGTACAAATATCATTGACTCCAGTAAAAATAATCATACTGGTATTATAACTGCTTATAATGGTGCTGGTATTTCTACAGCAGAATATAAGTTTGGTGGGTCATCATTATACTTTGATGGTACTGATCATTATATTGATTGTGGAACTGATTCCTCTTATGCTATGGAGGATGAAGATTTTACGATTGAGTTTTGGATGTATACTGATCAAAATCAATCTAGTGAGGGGTATGTGTTTCGTATAGGACCAGAATCTAATAATTATACTTATCTATTTGATGGAGGACTTGCAGTTTATGTAGTGAATGGATCTGGAGGTATTGATAGTATACGATTTGAAGAAAGTCGTAATGGAACTACATTTTCAAGTGCAAGCATAACTAGGGGGCAGTGGAATCATATTGCATGGACCAGAAGTGGATCAAATTTTTATTTCTTTGTTAATGGTACAAATATCAGAATAAGATCTATATATAGGAATCCATATAATGAAAGTGAATTGACTTTAGGATCTCAATGGTATATAATAGATTCAGAAAATAATAGAATTTACTATAGATTCTTTAATGGATACATAGACGACTTCATAATCACCAAAGGAGTTGCAAAATATACATCAGACTTTACACCACCAAATCAGGCATCATACTATAGCGATGATCCAAACTATGATAACTTATCAATACTACTTCAGGGTAATGGACAAAACTTAAGTACAAGCATTATAGATTCAAGTCCAAATAATCATACTGGTATTATAACTGCTTATAATGGTGCTGGTATTTCTACAGCAGAGTATAAGTTTGGTGGGTCATCATTATACTTTGATGGTACTGATCATTATATTGATTGTGGAACTGATTCCTCTTATGCTATGGAGGATGAAGATTTTACGATTGAGTTTTGGATGTATACTGATCAAAATCAATCTAGTGAGGGGTATGTGTTTCGTATAGGACCATTAGACGCAGATGATGGAGGACTCGCAGTTTATGTAGTGAATGGATCTGGAGGTATTGATAGTATACGATTTGAAGAAAGAAGTGGTGGATCTACATTTTCAAGTGCAAGTATAACTAGAGGGCAGTGGAATCATATTGCATGGACCAGGAGTGGGTCAAATTTTTATTTCTTTGTTAATGGTACAAATATCAGAATAAGATCTATATATAGTAATCCATATAATGAAAATGATTTAATTCTGGGAGCCCATTTTGGGATTAATCAAGCTGGTGGTCGTTATTACGATAGATTCTTTAATGGTTACATAGACGACTTCCGTATCACCAAAGGAGTCGCAAAATACACAGAAGATTTTATTCCACCTGATCGTACAAAAATCCAAAACAATGAGGCATCATTAAAATTTGGTGCATCAGGAACCGATAATAGTAATCCTTTTAATGGTGCATTATCAAACTTAAAGATTTATAAAGACTCATTAACTCAATCAGAAATCACTCAAAACTACAATGCTCATAAGAGTCGTTATGGACTTTAACCTAAATATAAAAATGAAGAGGAACTGAGAGAGAAATGGGAATTGCTTATAATCCAAGTGTAGTTACTGATGGATTAGTTCTGTACTTTGATGCTGCTAATCCAAAGTCTTATACTGGTGTTACGACTTCTGTAACAGTAATCACTGGCGCAGAACCTTATGCAGATAATGTCTCATTACTATTGAATGGTAATGGTGATAATAATAGTACTACTTTTACTGATAGCAGTAGTTATGGTCATACCGTAACACCTGTTGGTGGCGCAAAGATCTCCACCACGCAAAATAAGTTTGGTGGAGCATCAATGTATTTTGATGGGAGTGGGGATTATTTAACCGCATCTGATTCTTCGTTTATTTGGTATGAAAATTCTCAGCTTACCATTGAGTTATGGATGCGTGCCTCAAGCACCGCAACGGGTGAGGCTTTACTTTCAGGTGGAAATAATGGTGATGATGAGAGTTGGGAACTAAGAGGTGGGACAAATTTGGAATTTTTCACTGGATACTCAGGCAGTTTGCTTTCGGCTACATTCCCCTCCCTAAATACTTGGCACCATGTGGCTATTACGAGAGACTCCACCAGTATATATCGGATGTACATAAACGGCACGGAGGTTAATTCTACTTTTACGGATGAGGAGGGAGATTATGACAACGGAACCTTAAGAATTGGAACAAACAGAGCTGCTAATAGCTACTACCACGGGTATCTCGACGATGTCCGCATCACAATAGGAGTCGCAAGATACACCAGTAACTTCTTCACACCACCAGCAGCAGAATTATCATTATCAACTACAGAAACTCAACAAGCACCAGTATTAACAGATATAAGTCCTAACAATAATACAGCAATTTTATATAATGGTGTTGGACATACAAGTTCTAATGTAGGTTATTTTACCTTTGATGGAACTAATGATTATGGCATAATTAATGATGTGACTGGAGTTACTGACTTTTCAATTACGGATAATTACACAGTTGATTTTTGGATATACTTAAATTCAACTCAAAATAATACACAGAACGGTAATAATGATGTTGTAGAAAAATGGTCTGGTGCGGGTGGTTATCCTTTTACTTTTAGATATGTAAGAGCAACACAAATAATGAGTGTTTCTGTATATAATGGCAGTTCCTCCAATTCCACATCTATTCAAATTTCTCATAGTAATTGGTGGAACATAACTGGAGTATTTAATTGGTCAAGTTCTTTACTTACATTATATGGGAACGGAGGAAGTGTTGCGGCATCAACTACATTAAATTTGACAGGAACTATAACAAATGATAGTGCTTTGAATTTAATGAGAGGGGGAAATGGAATTAACTATGCTACTGGTAATTTATCTAATTTAAAGATATACAACAGAGCACTCACACCACAAGAAATCCAACAAAACTACAATGCTCATAAGAGTCGTTATGGTCTCTAAATAATTAAAAATATACAGGAGTATATAACAATGATCAATCATAGAAAATATGCAATTTTTTCTGTAACAGAACTTGATAAGATTGATTTCTCATTAGTATGTGAAACAAATTTCAATACTTTAAGACGCAGTGTATCTGGAGATAAAACTTTTGTAAAATGGGATAATGAACAACCAGAGTTTATTTCAACACTCACAACACTTGAAGGTCCTTATACACATGCAGAGATCTTAAATATTCTAAACACTGATGAATGGACAGAAAGTGAGAATAATCAGTAGTTGTTGATGAGGAACCAATGGTAAAGAATATAAATAACTAAAAAGTCTTTAAGATGTCAGATAGAACAAGACAAACTGGTGATTTAGTATCTGATAATAATATATTTGTAGATATTGTTAATGATCGTGTTGGTATTGGAACAACAGTTGCAACAGCACAACTGACCGTTGCTGGTGATATTAATTTAACATCAGGTATTATAACTGCCACTTCTGGTATCGTTACTTATTATGGTGGATTTGTAGGAAACTTAACTGGCACTGCTTCTACTGCATCATTTGCTACAACTGCATTTAATCTTGATGGTTTTGTAGAATCAAATCTTAATGTTGCCTTTGCACAAACTGCTGGTATTGCAACTACTGCCACTAATGTAATTGGTGGTATTGGATCTCTTACTTCTTTAAGTGTTTCTGGTATTAGTACATTAGGAACAGTACAAATATCATCAGGTATTATCACTGCTACTTCTGGTATCGTTACTTATTATGGTGATGGTCAGTATCTAGACAATGTTGTATCTGGCGTTGGTATTCAATCTGGTGGAACTGTCATTGGAACTGGATTTACAACATTAAACTTTATTGGCACAGGAAACACTTTTGCAGTTAATGGAACTACAGTTGATATTAGTATTTCATCTGGTTCATCTGGTAGTGCAGATGGTGCAGATGATGATTGGGTAGTGACTTCAATAGGAATTCATACAACTGCTAATGTTGGTATAGGAACCACATCACCAAGAGCAAATCTAGATGTTACTGATTCAATTCTGATTTCAACAGGACTAGGACAAACTTATGATACCTTAATTAAGG